AGCTATGATTGTGGGCTCTACTGTAATGAAAGGTTTGGCTGCAGCTGGCAGGATCTTAAATATTGTGCTCATGGCAAATCCAATTGGTTTAATCATTGGTTTAATCGGTGGCTTGATTGCAGCCGGTGTATGGTTATACCAAAACTGGGATACTGTTAAGGAAAAGGCAGGTCAGCTATGGGATTGGTTTGCGCAAAAGTTCCCTGGTATTGCTACTGTAGTTCAAACTGTAATAGGAACAGCAGTAAACAGCTTTAAGACACTGATATCAGCTGTATCAAGTGTTTGGGAACGAGTAAAAGCAATCTTTAGTAACATAATTGATTTTGTATCCAATGTATTTACAGGCAACTGGAGTGCTGCTTGGGAGAATGTTAAAAATATCTTTGGTAACGTCTTTGGCGCATTGGTAGATTTGGCAAAGCTTCCTATCAATAGTTTAATCAACCTTATCAATAAAGCCTTTTCATCTATTGGCTCTATCAGTGTTGATATTCCTGATTGGGTGCCTGGTGTTGGTGGTAAAACCTATGGTTTTGAGATGCCTCAAATACCTGCCCTTGCAACAGGTGGTATTGCTACAGCTCCTACATTAGCATTGATTGGTGAAGGTAAGGAAAACGAAGCTGTACTTCCATTATCAAAACTTGAATCAATGTTATCTGTATCAGCTCAAAACGCTGAATACAGTGCACGTAATGAAGCTGTAACAAACTTCTCAAGTCAGGAAGCTCAAAACAGATATGGATATGCTCCATCAGCGGTGATGATACCTGAGTTAGATAGAAGTTTAGGAACTACTAACAACGTATCTAATTCAACGGTTAACTCAACCTATGGTGGCAACAGTACTAAGACCTCATCCATAGTTGTTAACTTTAATCCTCAAATCACAGTTAATGCTGGTAACAGTGAAAAAGCAGATCCTTATGCTCAGGTAACTAAGGCTTTAACTGAGGGTCGTAACTCATTGAAGAGAGAGTTAGAAAAACTCTTTAGTGACAGGTCAAGGCTTACTTTTTCTTAAAGTTAAGTCTGCTTATGCTCAGGAACTCTTCTAGTAGATAAAAAACACCTGCAAGAGTTCCTAGAATAAGGAATGCAACCATGCAAACTGAGCCTGCAGTATCTGCAAAGCTGTCGCCTAAAATGTAAGAAGATACAAAGCCTACAAAGGCAGAGACAAATAAAGAAATAAAGTACAAAACAAAGAAACCTAAAGCTCCAATGGTAAGAAATATCACTGCTAGAGCTATAAGTAAAACAGTTCTTTGAACGTTGTTACTTCCTAAATTTAGTTCAAACCAGTCTTTTAAAGACAGCTTTTTATCATCTTGCATAGACATACCTGTAATGATTGAGATTTGTTTAAAGTATAGAACAATATGAGCAAAATATATAATTCAATCCAAGGTGACACTTGGGATAAGATTGCTAAAGAACAGTTGGGCAGTGAGTATCTGATGTCAGAGCTTATAGCTGCAAACTTATCTTTAAGTCACTATGCAATTATGCCTGCTGATCTACAGATTGTTATACCAGATATCAATGTATCACCCAGAACTATAGTTCCTCAGTTATTACCACCATGGAAGAGAAACAGTAATGGATAACTTAGCTTCTGTACTACATACCTTTGTAAGTGTTGTTTATCAGGATACTGATATCTCAAAAGATGTATATGAAGATCTTTTAAACATCTCTTATACAGATAAGATTGAGGATGAAGGTGATGAACTTACAGTCACTTTAAAAGATGAAACAGGTAAATGGGCAGGTTCTTGGTCACCTGAGCGCGGTGCTAAAATCACAGCTACTTTTGAAACTGAGAGTAGAGGCAGCTTAGCAACCGATACCATGATCGTCGACAGCTTAAAGACCTCAGGCTCACCAAGAATATTTGAGTTATCAGCTGTAAGTATTCCTTTAGATAACACCATCAGACGAGAGCTTAAAACTCGTAACTTTGAGAACATAAGCTTAAAGACGTTAGGTCAGCAGATAGCCGATGAGGCAGGTCTTAAGTTCTTCTTTGACTGTGAAGATGTGCCAGAATACGACAGGTTAGACCAAAAACGTGAAAGTGATTTGGCTCTTCTACAGCGTTTATGTAAAGACGCTGGCTTATCCGTGAAGGTAAGTGCACAAACCTGTATTATCTTTGACCAAAAGAGCTATGAAAGTAAGAAAGCTGTAAAGACCTACAATCTAGGTACAAGCCCTATCTTAAACTGGTCGTTTCAGGCTCAACAGTCACAAAGATACAAAGCATGTACAGTTAAATGGCGTGATACTACCAAACGTCAGGATTCCAATAAAGGTGGTTCATCAACTCAATCTGCTCAATCAAAGATTGCTGTTCAGTCATCTCCTGTAGCAGTACAGGCTGATACTTCAAATCCTGACATCTTTGGCTCTAACAATGTAGATACTAAGTCAAAAAAGACATCTAAAGCCAAATCTAAAAAAGGCAATCAAAAGCAGAAAGTTGAAGATCAGGATTACACCTACACTGACGATAGTGTTGAGGAATCAGGTCAAACATACGTTTTAAAGAAACGCTGCTGTTCTTTAAAAGAAGCAGAGCGTTTAGCCAAAGCAACACTGCGTAAGCTGAACTTAAGGCAGACTACAGGCTCTTTATCTGTAGTAGGTGATCCTCTTATGGTGGCAGGCTCAGTAATTGAGTTAACTGGTTTTGGTTCTTTTGATGGAAACTTCATCATAGAAAGAGCTGAGCACTCAATGGGTCCTAATGGTTATGTGACATCACTGGATGTTAGAAGAGTAAACAGTACATACTAATGAACAACGACTTTTTATCAGCAAATGAGCGCGTATCTAGTTTAGAAAGCACTCTGACCGAGATCATTCGTGTAGGTACAGTAAGCTCTACTAATCCTCAAAAGCACACTGCAAGAGTAACCATCTCTGATGAGGACAATCTCACAACACATGAGCTTGCTGTATTGTGCCGTAATACCTTCAAAAATCACGACTACAATATGCCTGATGTTGGTGATGATGTTCTATGTGTGTTTATGCCTCAGGGCATCGAGGAAGGCTTTATCTTAGGCTCTTTCTATGCCGGTAATGTTCAACCTCCTACAACGAACCAAGATGAACGCAAGGTAGAATTTGCTGATGGAACCACAGTTGCTTATAACCGACAATCACATGAACTTGATGTTGTCATTGCTGATACTCATATCCACGCTGACAGACAAAAGGTTGATGTAACTACCAAGGTTTCTGTGAATGTAACTACAGACGGTACTATCAACCTTGATGCTAAAGGAAATATCAACATATCTTCAAGCGCTAACGTAAATATTACAGGTTCTAAGGTAAACATTAACTAGGAGACAATATGCCTGCAGTTACAAGAGTTGGTGATACAAATACAGGTCACGATCTCTGCCCTCCAGTATCTTTAGCCTCTGGCTCATCAAATGTATTTGTTGACAAGATTGCTGTAGGACGAGTTGGTGATTCATATTCAGCTCATGGCTGTATTATCCATCTTCCACACTCAGGAGCAATTGCATCAGGCTCTTCTACAGTCTTTGTTAATGGTATTCCTGTAGGTCGTATTGGTGACAGTGTGTCATGTGGTGGTTCTGTAGCACAAGGCTCATCAACAACATTTGCTGATGATGGTAATGCTGAATGTAAAAACAGACATCAGGCAGCATTTACTAAAATGAAAGTAGTTAACTCTCTGCCTAATGTTGACTACCAGGATAAAGTAACAGCTAAAAAGATCAAAGAGCAGCAAAGTGAACAAGGTTCATCCGGCTCATCTTCGGGTACACCTGACAAAGGCAACAGCTCTTTAGGTTTAATCATGCCTACTGTAGACATAGTTGTTGATAATCAAAAGTGCACTTTGCCTGTATCATCAGTTGATGAGTTTAAAACCATTGTCACTTTACCTGAGATTGCACGACACATCTCAAAAGCTAAGGTTCCTTTAGCTGAAGATAAACAGGGGTGGTATTACCTAGCATTGATGTTTGAAAAGTGGCTGTGTAATGACGGTTTTGATTTTGAACAGCATCGGCATAAGGTTATCGAAAACGGTAAAGAAAGATACGAGCAAGATGATGATTGCTATGACGATCCGTTCTTTATTAAATGGGATTGGCTAGATAAGTATGACGATGTAAAAGAAAAAACAGATGAACTGATAAAAAAAGCTACCAATGAAGCTGGTAAGAAAGAACTTGCTAGAATGTTAGCTAATCAGTTAAAAGATGATCCTAATTTAACTGAGTTCAATTTTATCAATGACAATAATAACAGACATGTTGACTCAAACAACTTTGCATCGGTTAATGATAAAGGTGTAACAAGCAATCTATATCCTAACGGTTTGTTTGCTGCAATGGGAAGTTTTACTTTAAAAAGCTTGCCTGCAGGAACAATTGATAAAATTGATGACAACAGGTACAAGGTTACTGTAAATCAATTAGCTGTTTATGCTGAGGATAGTTTTCAGTTTGCTGATAATGAATACCTTGGGTATTGGTCGGCGAATCTATTAGATTTCTTAATAGGACCGTTAGATCTTTTTAATTATGTAAAATTAAATAATAGTGATTTTAGAGACTTTAGAAAGACCTATAATAAAGGTAAGGATTTTGTAGTTTTGTCTGACAACCATGTAATCCAAGACTATGAGCCGGTATCTTTTGAATTTACTGTAGATGATGATTATGAAGTTACTAAAATCAATTAAAGATGCATTAAAAGGATTTTGGAAGAGACATAAATACTGTCTAATTGTTGGATTTATAATCTATGTTAGCTTTTCATCTTTAGAGTGGTATAGTTTTCTTTTTGATCCTCATTATTATATGCCTCATCATTTTGATGATGCTTTTATCTGGCCTTTCTTTTATGGAGTATGGAGATTTATAAGCAATCTTGATGCTCTTTTCTGACAGTTATTAGGTAATTATGAAGTTACTAAGATCAATTAAAGATGCATTAAAGGAAGTAAAGAAACTATAGATCATGTACAGAAATTGGAAACTGTTAAAAGATATCCTTGAAGAAGCCTCTGTTGGTAATTGCACTGTATCAAGTAATGACGTTAACGAGCTACAGCATCACATTAAGTTACTTCATGACAGCGGATACCTTAATCTAAGCAATCAAATTAAAAACGACAGTACAGCTCAACAGATTATTGCAAATCTTAATAAGTGCTCATTAACCATGAAAGGCTATGATTTATTGGATTGCATGTATTACAAGGGCTTTGAAAAAGTTATTGAGGGTTTAAACAATCTCAACATCAATGGTCCTTTAGATTTGGTTGTAGAACTAACTCTAAAGCTCATTAAAAAGGATATGATGAATTATCTCTGTTTGGATGAATAATGAAAAGAGATTTAATACTACTAAAGTTAAGAAAGGTACTCTTGTAGTCGGTGCATAGCAGCTTAAACATATATTTATCAATACAGCCCTTTGGTTAACACCTTAGGGCTTTTTTATTACCTAAGGATTCAATATGAAGATTGGTTTACAGGGAATGTTCGGTTTTGTACCGTTCACCTGTTCTGATAAGAGAGTTTTGACATTCCAAGATCTTCAAGTGCAGCGTTCTGCTAGGTATGCATCTCATGAGATCATAGGTCAAAAGCCTGTAAATGAATTTATAGGACCTGATTCTGATAAAGTCTCTTTTAAAATTCAGTTAATCAGAAATTTAGGCTCACCTCCTGCACTGTATTTGCCAATTTTAAGAGAGATGCTTGAGAGTGGAGAAGCCTATCGTTTAGTGTTAGGTCTCGACTATTTTGGCAAGTTCATTCTCTCTGATTTATCAGAAGATCGTAAATACTACGATGGACGAGGTGGCATGCAAGTTTGTGATGTTACTTTAAACCTAACCGAAGCTAAAGGTTTCTCTTTAGTAGCTTATGCTAAATCAATGGTATCCAAGATTATTTAGGGCTCTATATGAATGTATCGACCATAACAGTATCAACAAATGAACCTGTTAGCCTTGCACCTTCTAATGAACTTCTTGAGATAAGACAGAATGTTGCAACCATTCTTAAAACAATAAAAGGTTCAGTTCCATTGGATAGAGATTTGGGAGTTGACTTTAGCCCATTAGATTCTCCTGTAAATCAATCTTTAGCTTTATGGAGATTGGCTGTAATTGATGCTATCGAGCGCGATGAGCCTAGAGTTAAAGTTAAATCTGTAACTTTAGATCAAGAAAAATCAGATGTTGCAGAAGGTAAATTAACTCCAATAGTAACACTGGAGGTTGTAACTAATGACTGAAACATTTCCCCGCTTTGGGTTACCAGAGCTTAATTTTTTAACCGTTGATGCTACAGCAAACGAGCAACGCATTATCGGTAAGTATGAAGAGATTACAGGCAGAACTTTAGCTAATGGCGATCCTGTAAGATTGTTCTTGCTGTCTTTAGCTGCAGAAAGCACTATGTTAAGACAGGCTTTCAACCTTGCTGCTAGACAGAACCTTTTATCTTACGCTACAGATGATCATTTAGATGCTCTAGGTGAAATGGTAAATACTCAGCGTATTACCGCACAAAAATCAGTCGTCACTTTAAGATTTGTCTTAAATGCAACTCAATCAGGTGTGTATGCTATACCTGCATGTACAAGAGTATCAGACGGTACTACTTTATTTGCAACAAATGAGTTAGCACAAATTCCTGAGGGCGAAACTACTATTGATGTAGTTGCAACTTCAACTGTAGAAGGTAATTACACCAACAATATTAAAGTAGGAGCAATCAATACACTTGTTGATCTGCTTCCTAATATTGAGAGTGTAGAGAATATCAATCAGCCATCAGGTGGAGCTGACAGAGAAACTGATGAAGCTTATGCTCAAAGAATACATTTAGCTCCAGGCTCTTTCTCTGTAGCAGGTCCTCATGACAGTTATGAGTATTACTGCAGAAAATTCTCGGCTGCTATTATTGATTGCAGTATTTACGGCTTGCCTGAGCATGCCGGCAATGTATATGTCCATCCTTTGTTAACAGGTGGAACTTTACCAACAGAAACCTTTGTTAGTGAATTAAAGAACTACCTGAGCGCGGATGATATTAGACCATTGACAGACAACGTTCTTGTAAGTGCACCTCAAGCTGTAGCTTATACAATCAATCTTAAGTGGTTTTTAAACACCAGTGATGTGAACAGAATATCTCAGGTGACATCAGCTGTAGTACAGGCAGTTGAAGAGTACAGACAGTGGCAGCAAACAAAGATTGGTCGCGATCTTAACCCTGATGAGTTAATTAAACGTCTTCGTAATGCAGGTGCCAAGAGAGTTGAAATAACCTCACCTGTCTTTACAGAAGTTACCAAATCACAGGTTGCTCAATGCCCTGCATCAGATGTAACCATTACCTACGATGGTGTCGAAGATGAGTAATAAGATTGAAGATAAAACTCTTCTTCATCAGCTCTTACCGTCTTCGATAGCAGATGAAGATATATTTAAAAATGCTGCTACAGCGTTACATGCAAACAGCGATACTAAAGGTCATCTAAACGATGGCCTTTTTTATTACCTGTTAGACAGCGCATCCAGTGAACTTTTAGATCATCTAGCATCGCAGTGGCGTGTAGGTGTATGGCGAGACTCATGGCCTGTAACACGTAAGAGATTAGTTCTAAAGACAATCATTAAGACCTTATCTCACTACGGCACAAAAAAGGCAATTATCGATGTGATGGAGTCTCTTGGTAATGGAGCTCAGATAAAAGAATGGTTTGAATCTGACCCACCATCAACACCGCATACTTTCCAAATCAATATTGATTTGAACGTACAACAGGTAAAAGCAGATGCTATTGATGATGCTGTAACAGCATTGAATATAGTAAAACCTGTGCGTTCTCAATATACAGTAACGCAGTATCTACAGGTTGGTACAGATTTAAAAATGTATCCGTACCGGCGTCAGATCGTGTTTGCACGACTTAAAGTTCCTGCCTGTCCACAACAGACAGTTAAAGGAACCGCAAATGTTATTCCTATGGTTCGTCCTTTGACATTAGCAAGAATACAAAGACCTCCAAGACTGCAAGGTGCAGTTAAAGGAACCGCAACATATTTCACAGGTATTAGACCTCTCACAATTAAGCATTTAAGAAATCAGGAGTAATAGTTATGTCTCAGACAACTTTAGTAACCGCAGCTGGTATTCAGGCAATGATCAATGCTGAGCGTTCAGGTACAGAAAAGGTTAAGTTAACTTCTATCAAATTTGGTTCAGATATTATTGTACCAACACAGTACACAACTGATATGGGCACCATTGTAGCTGAGTGTTCTGCTGTAGGTGGTAAGAACATCGGTGATCAGATGATCCACATCTCAGGTGCTGATAGTTCTAGTGCTACTTATGATGTGTACACTGTAGGTGTATTTACTGATACTGGTATTCTGTTTGCAATCAGCTCATCAGATACTCCAATTATTAACAAGTCAAAACTTGCTGTAGGTGCAATTGCATTTGATATTACCCTAACATCAGCTTCACCTGATGTAATTGATTTTGGTGATTCATCATTTACAAATCCACCTGCAACATCAGAAACTGAAGGTGTTGTCAGAATTGCTACTGTCGAAGAAGGCATTAAAGGTGAAAGCAACTCTGTAGCTATGACTCCTTACACTGTTAAAAAGCATATTGAGTCAAGTGAAGCTATTGTTCACAGAACTGGTGATGAAATTATTAAAGGTAAAAAGACATTTGAAACACCTATCAAGTCAGATGTAAATGGTAACTCTGATACTTCAAGTAAGTGGAAGACAGCTAGAAAGATCAATGGTTCATTTGTTGATGGTTCAACTGATATCACTACATCAAAATGGGGTGCACTGCGCGGTTTTCAGATTACAGATGCAACCAAAGAGCACACCTCAGCTAAAGTATCTGTAGATGGCTCAGCTGATAATATCATTCCATTACCAGAAACAATTAAAGCAACACTTATCGGTAAGTCAACTTCTACTGATAAATGGGCAATTGCACGTAAACTTACTTTAAAAGTTGGTAATAATTCTAACGACACATCTGTTACTGTAGATGGTTCTAAAAATATTGAAATAACTATACCTCTTGGCTTTGCAACTCCTGTAGGTACAGTTATGATGATTGCAGGATCTTCAATTCCATCAGGATTTTTACTTTGTAATGGTGCTGCAATCTCAAGAACTACCTATGCAAAACTATTTGCTGCAATTGGTACTATGTATGGTGCTGGTGATGGAGCAACCACTTTCAATCTTCCAGATATGAGAGACAGATTTGCTGAAGGTGCGGGTGGTACTTATAGTGTTGGTACAGCCGTTGAAGCGGGGTTACCTAATAT